GGGACAGTCGGCGACGAATTTGAGCCAGCCCAAGGAATCAACATTGAAGCCCTAATTGACGGCGGTTTCATTATTGAGGAATCCACCGATAAGCCGAAAAAATCACCTACTATCAAGAAAGAACCAAAGGAGTAACCCCACATGGCAACAACCACTTATCTCTCGAATTTGTCAGCATTGACAGTGAACGCTGTTTCATTAGTTGATCAGTGCACAGGAATTGTGTTTACACAGTTGCGCGAATCGCTTGACAAAACCACGTTGGCAGACACTGGCCGAACCTACACAGGCGGTCTTTACAACAACGAATGCACCATGACCCTGTTCCAGTCCTACGCCGCAAGCGAGACTTACCAGACTTTGGCATCACTAGTCGGCACACGCACAACAGTTGTTGCAACCGTCATTGAAGGCGCAGTAACCAAAGTGTTCACGTTGGCTGATTGCTACCTTGAATCAATGCCAGTAATCAACGGCGCGCTCGGCGAATTGTCAACGGTTGATCTTGCATTCACAGGTGGCGCACTAAGCGTTAGTTGATAAAGGCCATCACTTGGCCCGACACAAGGAGACAAAGTGAAAATCAAACTGAAAGTCACCCCGACCCCAAACGGTCAGGTTCACGAAGTATCAACAAATTTGTTGTGCATCGCGGAATGGGAAAAGCAAGAAAACCGCAAAGTGTCTGACGGTCGAGGAATCGGCATCACGGACATGGTTTTTTGGGCGCACTTCATGTTGAAGTTAAGCGGTCAAAAGATTGAAGCAACATCCAAACAATGGCTGGACAATCATCCAGACATGGAAATTGAAGCGGTGGATCAGACAAACCCAAACCCTACGGGCGCGGAACTTACCGAAGGCAACTAGCCGAACTGTTGGTGTCAACAGGGTATTTTCCGCCGCACATAGAATTTGACACACGCGACCTGCTGACCGTCATTAGTGTTTTGAATGACCAGTCAAAGGATAAAAGGCGATGAGCAACACAAAACCAGTGAGAGTCATTGGGGTTCAACACGCCTTAAAACAGTTGCACAAAATTAATCCTGAATTGCGCAAACAATTTACCAAACGTTATAAAGACATAACGAAACCTGTGGTCGCACAAGCCAAGGCTGCTTTCCCATCTGATGCGCCTTTATCGGGCATGGGCAGACCCCACACGCGCCTAGGCGGCTGGGATGGTGGTTTGGTTCGCAAAGGCGTAATAGCAAGAATTAACACGCGCAAAGGTCGAAGCCAAGAAGTAGCGGTGTTTGTCATCCAACAGCGAACAGGCTGGGGATCAATCTTTGACATTGCAGGTCGAAGCAACGCATCATCCCAGTTTGTTCAAAACTTGATGGGCAAAGGATACGGCGGCGCATCCCGGGCCATGTGGCCAGCGTATGAATCAAATGCAACCGCTGTTCAGGCTGCAGTGATTGAATTAGTCGCAGACGTGCGCGACACAGTGAACAGAAACTTGGAATCAAATGGCAATTAAAATACCGATCATTTCCGAATTCAATTCGGCGGGCATTGATAAGGCCGTAAAAGAATTTAATACATTAACCAACAAGGCTGACAAAACTGCGTTTGCATTAAAGAAAATGGCTTTGCCTGCCGCCGCCGCATTTGGCGCAATTGCTATTGGCGGGTACAAAGCGGCACAAGCGGCAAGCGATCTAAACGAAACAATCAACAAAACCAATGTGATATTTGGGAATGCGTCAAAAGCCGTTCAAACGTTTTCAAGCAGCGCCGCCAAATCGCTTGGCATGGCCAATCAAGAAGCCCTGGACTTTGCAGCAACGTTTGGTGGCCTTGGAAAAATGGCAGGAAAAACAGGCGATGACTTAGCCAAGTTTTCAACCGATCTAGTTTCCTTAACTGCCGACATGGCATCGTTCAACAACGCCAACCCTGCCGAAGTTGCTCTAGCCCTAGGTGCTGCATTGCGCGGAGAAAGCGAACCAATCAGACGGTTCAACGTTTTAATCAATGATGCGGCGGTCAAAGCCGAAGCAATGGCAATGGGCCTTTACAGCGGTACTGGCAACCTCGATCAGCAAGCAAAAGTTTTAGCAACCCACCGTTTGATTCTTAAGCAAACAACCGATCAACAAGGCGACTTCAACAACACAATTGATTCGGCAGCCAACCAACAAAAGATATTGACAGCAACCATAAAGGATGCAACAACAAAAATTGGTCAAGCGTTTCTGCCAGTACTCGAAGCAGTCCTGCCAATGTTGGTCAAATTTGGGGAATTCGCTTCCGATAACGCTGGACTGATTGCAGCAATGGCAACCGCGCTAGGCGTTCTTGCCGGGGCAATCATCACCGCCAACGTCGCCATGGTGGCATGGAAAGCAACTAGCGCCATCACGGCAGGCGTTAACTATGCACTAGCCGCATCATTCACCGCTGTTCAAGTTTCGACCGTAATTGGCATTGCTGCCGTTGCTGCTGGAACTGCTGCATTCATTGCTTATCAACAATCAATGAAAGGGGCAAGGGCTGAAGCAGACAAACTGACGGGTGCAACAAGCAACCTAAGCGGTGCATTTGTAGGGCCACAACTTTCACCAGATGAATTGGCTAAACGAACTAAAGCATTTAATGATTTGGGAACTGCAAACACGGGCGCAGCAACAAAGGTTGAAAGTTTTGCGCAAGCCTTAAAAGACAAATTGGGTTCGGCTTTAGATGACGCAAAGACTGCACTTGATGATGCCAAAAAAGCATTTACCGATTTTGCAACAACAGTTTCCGACAGTATCAAACAGGCATTTAGTTTTGCTGATGCGCAAGAAGCAGGATCGGAAACAGGTGCAGGATTCTTAGACGGCCTGCGAAGCCAGGTTGCAGGGGTCATCGGTTATGCAGCCAAGATTCAGTCTTTGCTTGACAGCAGTCTTTCCAAAGAAGCGTTGGCACAAGTTTTGGCATCAGGTCAAGAAGCAGGAATGGCAATTGCAGATCAGTTGATTGCTGGCGGGCAAGCCGCTATTGATGAAACAAATGCGCTTGTGGATTCGGCAAATTTGGCTGCCGACAAAGTTGGATTAAATGCTGCAGGAAAATGGTATCAGGGCGGCGTTGATGTAGCCGAAAAAATGGTTAACGGAATACAAAGCGCCCTTGACAAAATGACCCCAAAACTGATGGAAAAAATGGATGCCATTGCAGCCAAAATGAAACGCACAGTCACCATAGATGTTTTTGTCAATGAGCGTTTTAACAAAATTATGACGGGTTTGGGAGTTCCAGCCATGGCGGAAGGCGGCATTGTCAATAAACCCACCCTGGCGTTAATTGGCGAAGCAGGGCCTGAAGCAGTAGTGCCATTGTCCAAAATGAATGCTGGCGGCGGCGGAGATGTAAACATCAACGTCACAGGTGGTCTGGCAACTAGCGCCGAAATTGGTCAAGCCATCACAAACGCTTTGCGTGCCTACTCTCGGAGTGCAGGGCCGCTTGCCCTGAACATTGCCTGATGGCTGGCTTTCCAGTTGTCAATGCTGGCAACTACGACCTACAAATTGACGCAGGGTTTACCCTTGACGCATTCACTTTAGATGACGCATTGCGCGGCATTCTTGACAGCCCAGATTATGTTTTAGATGGAACAACCCAGTTTGCGTCAGTAATCGAATCAACCCAATCGGTCAGCGTAAAGCGCGGCCGCCGCGACATTGGCGACACGTTCAGCGCTGGAACAATGTCCTTTGAAATTCTTGATGTGTCAGGCATATTCAATCCTTTTGATCAGAACAGCCCGTTCTATGACGTTAACCAAAACGTGCCAGGGCTTGCACCAATGCGCGAAGTCAAACTGATTCGATACGACATTGCCGACAATCCAGAACTGATCTTTCGTGGTTTCGTCATCAATTATGATTACAATTTTGCGTTGGGCGGTTTGGATACCGTCACCGTGTACTGCGCGGATCAGTTTTATTTGCTGTCGCAAACCTATTTAGACGAATTGAACGTCACCGCCGAAACATCAGGCGAACGACTAGAAACCGTTTTGAGCCTGCCTGAAGTGGATTTTCCAACGGGCGCTAGTCGAGACATTGCAACAGGCACAGTAAACCTTGGCCATGCTGCCGCTTACACCGTCGCGGCAGGGACAAACGTGTTGTCTTATGTTTCGCAGGTAAACGACACAGCAGAATTTGGTCGTGTGTTCATGTCTCGTGAAGGCGTGTTCACTTTTCAAGAACGCATAGGTTCAACCCTTTCTGCCCCTGTGGCCGACTTCCACGACGACGGAACAAACATCCCCTACTACGGCCTAGGAATTTCGTTTGAAGCCGACGCTGTACTCAACCGATCTGTGGTCACTGGATTGAATGGCAACACTGCAACCGCTGACGATGCAACATCAATTGCAACCTATTTCATTCAAACGTCAAGCATCACAAACAGCCTGCTACACGAACAAACATCCATTGACACGGCCGCTAGTTACCTACTGAACGGTGATCCTGAACCTCGATTCACATCCGTTGAAACAGCGTTCATGGCCCTAACCAATGCCCAGCGTGACGCAATAGCAATCATTGACATTGGAAATACTGTCACCATTGAAAAGACATTCCCTAGCGGTACAGGCACAACCCAAATTGCCCAGGAACTGTCCGTGGAAGGCATCGAGCATTACCTAGATTTAAGTTCAGGCCACAGGGTCTTGATCAGTACAGCCCCAACAACCGTGGTATATGAACTTATTTTGGACAACGCAACATATGGCACAATAGACACAATTAATGCTTTAGGATAAGGAACAACTATGGCAGCCAACTGGACAACATTCGTAGCGGGAAATGTACTTACCGCCGCGCAACTTAACGGCGTTGTTGACAACTTCCAAGACGTTGCAATGTTTAACGAAACGCAAGCATCAGGAACAAACGGTGGTTCAAGTGTTGCAACTACTTGGACTAAACGCGTTTTAAATACGACGGTGGTAAACAACATAACTGGCGCGTCTATTGCGTCTAGCGTCATTACTTTGCCAGCAGGCTCTTACATTGTTACAGCGTCAGCCCCATGTTATGAAAGCACGTATTTTAAAATCAGACTGCAAAACACAACAGACGGCACAACAGCGGTATTGGGCACATCAGAATTTAATCAAAGTAGCGCTGTACAAGTGAAGGGCATTTTGTCGGGTTACTTTACAATTACAGGAAACAAAAATTTTGAGGTACAGCATTACGTTTCGGTTGCGCGCGCAAACATTGGTTTTGGTAATCCAACATCTATTGCAAGCGTAAGCGAAGTTTATTCAACAATTCAAATTACCAAGGTTGCATAATGGCTACACCAACCAAACAACAAATTGACACACAGATCGGCAACGCGACACGCGAACTTGCACCGGGCACAACATGGAAATATAACGAACCTGGTGATGGCTACTACTGCCTCGAATGGATGGATGATCCAGCATTGCAACCAACAGAGGCCGCAACAATGGCAAAGGCAACCGAACTGGCCGCTGACCCGCCAACTTTGTAATGAAATGGCGGTACCTCATTGGCTACGGCGCGCTAATAGCGGTCGTTTTGTGGGGATGTGCTGGTTGTTCTGATCGGGAACGTATGAACTGCATTCGAACTAAGAACAAAGCAATTACATTGACCACGGAAATTCAAGTTGGTGGCGGTCGCTGTGGCTAGATACACAAACGATGAAATCAAAGCGCGACTGATTCTTGTTGTTGGAATTGGTCTGACATGCGCGTTTGTTGGGTCAATTTTTACCCTGCTTTATGGCTTACTATTTGTGACCCAGCCGCTTGAACAAGCCCCCAATGACGCTGAAGCGTTTTCCGTGCTAAACCCAATGCTGATGACATTGTCTGGCGGTCTAATAGGATTACTGGCATCAAACGGATTAAAGAGCAAATCGAAAGGCAAAGACGATGAAACAGAATGACAAAGCAATGTTGGCAAGTTATGGCCGATCAGTGGTCGCAGCAGTGATCGCTGTTTATTCCACAGGCAACACAGACCCAGCCGACCTAGGCAAAGCAGCGCTGGCCGCGCTTGTGCCAGTCCTGTTGCGTTATGTAAACCCAAAGGATTTGGCTTTCGGTCGTGGCCGTACCGCATAAACACAAAATCATTTTGCCCGCCACGTTGCAACATGTAACGCCAGGGGAACTGCCAATGAATTTGCTGGCCGAGGTTAAGCCGTACGGCAAATTGCATTTATTGGCTGCGCCAGCATGGATGGCTTGGCGTGATCGAGCATTTGCCGATGGCATCAAAACATTCAAACCCACAAGCGCAGCAGACACTTACCGTTCATTAGCAACGCAAACAATCGCATGGAATGACCGCATGCAACTAGTTCCAATTGAAGGCGTAAAACCTCGGGTGTATCAGGGCAAAAACTGGTATCTAAAAAAAGGCAAAGCACCAATTGCGCAACCTGGAAAGTCGAATCACAATCTGGGTTTGTCTGTTGACGTAAGCGAAGCATCAGGGGAACGTTTGGCATTTATGGCGGAGACCGCCGCGCTGTACGGCTTCACATGGGAACTAGATTCAGAACCTTGGCACGTCAACTACTACACAGGCGACCGCGTTCCAGCCCTTGTGCAGCAATGGAAAGAAGCGAAATCCTTGCAATGACCTGATGGTTTGCCTACGGTGGAAGCACCGACGAAAGGCCACAAACCATGGATGCCAAAACTTACCACTACGAAGTTTTTTTGACTTCGCTTGATGACGGGCAACAGTGCATGGTCCAGATTTTCCGTGACCCCGAAAACGGCCGCGTGTTGCACTCGCAACTTGCATTCAAGAACGCCCAAGGCAGTTGGGGTGTTCCGTACCAATTGGAGAAAATGTGACATTTACAGCCCCCAAAATAATCGCCAGCCTCATTACAGCACTATGGGGGTTTACCCTCGCCCTAGGGCCTGTAAACAGCGAATCAGGGCAACCTAGCCAAACCATTGATGTTCGCCCTTACCTCATAGAGCCACCCACAACGACTACCAGCACGTTGTTCATTGACCCGTACGCAACCGCGCCAGAACAGTTTGCAGCGCTGGCCGTGAACCTTGGCTGGCCTGTTCAGGAATACGCAACTTTGGTGAAAGTGATCACCAGAGAAAGCAACGGGATTGCAATTTCGCACAACACAAAAGATCCAATGTCAGGGTCATACGGCCTAATGCAGATCAACGGGTTTTGGTGCAAAGGTGCAAACAGTTTCCTACAAAAAGCAGGGCTGATCACATCATGCGAAATGTTGCTAGACCCACAAACTAACTTGCGCGCAGGATTGATAATTTTTACACGTTCGGGATGGTCACCATGGGGGACAGCAAAATGAGCGAAGGCGTTGCATGGAATCAAGGCGAAGTTAGCGAGGAAACACGCAAATTGATTTTGGAAGCAGGCGGCATGAAATACCAAATGGCCGTGTTTGACATGCTGGACGAAATAGCGCGACCAAAACACGTTGAACGCAAGTTCCGTGACGATCACCTAATTCGAGGCTTGCGAAACATGTTGATCGACTTTCAACTAAGTGGTCAAGATGACTATGCAGAATGTGTTACTTTGGCAATTGAGGGCCTAGGCGGCCAGATTAAACCCGACTAACAAAGGAAATCCCGACATGTCAGAACAATTTCAAATGTTCCATCCATCAAACGGTTTGGGCGGATACCGCGAACAAACCAAAGTGTTCCCTATGGTGCGCAAGAGCGATCCCGGGACTTCCCACAAAGCAGCGAAATCAGCGTTACCGCGCACAACATCGCAGCGAATCAAATTGCTGTCCATGTACCGTTCCCATGTTGACTTAACAGCCGAGGAAGCAGGCATCAAAACAGGTTTGGCAGACAAGCCAGGTTGTTGCTACT